CGGAGTCCAGAACAAGACATAAGAATGAAAAGGTATATGGTTTACTTAGTAAAGACGCGCTTAAATCATGGGTGCATTGGGCTGTTATGGATGATAGAGATGATATTGATATTGAAATTAGATGCCCTGAAGCAGATAGTCGTGGAAAGTTCGGAAGAATTTTAGGCGAAGTCTGGGTAAATTGTAATGCAGAAGGAGAGCACGGTGGTTGGACTAACGTTAACAAATGGATGTGTGAGAATGGACACGCTGTTGGTTATTGGGGTCAAAATAAAGATGATGTTAAAGGTGAACATTGGGCAAATAGAGAATATCTTTCCGAACAAGGTAAAATGGCACTTCTTCAATGGGATGAAGATTAATGAAAGCATTCGCTGAAGTAACAGGTTTGGTATCAAATGCGTATCATGGACAAAATGAAGTTTCTATGATACGTAGTTTTGAAAGTCCACCAATCATTTTATCAGGACCATTATTTAAAAGAATATTTGAACTTACAGAAAAAGAAGCTCTTCACTCAATTGGATTAAGTGATTTAAAAAATAAATTTCCTAAGGTTCAAGGAAGAGCTAAACAAATTTCTACCTTTACCCAAATGCAATCTAATTCAGATTTTTGGCAAGGTGGAATAAATGATGAGGATAGACCTGGCGGTTTGTTATTGCATGTGAAAGGAAATGTAACAGGTCAATTCAATCAAGACATGTATACCGAAATATTAAGAGGTGGTAGACGTGTTATAATGCTAAATGATGATACCATTGAAGAGCAAGAGTTTGAAGACGAATTAAAAGGCCTTCAATCCGAGTTCAGAAAATTAGTCCATGAAATTTTTAAAAAGAAATTAGGAATTAAACCTGATAGCCCTTTATCTTTTTCTGATAATAATTATCCTGAAAATATATTGCGGACAGAATTAGATGGACGACAAAAAGCTACCCTCATTAAAAACTATTTGGATGGGATGGAAAAGCTTCTGAAAAATAAGAAGTATAAAGAAGCTGTTTCAGATATGATGTTTGATATGATTGCAGTAGGTGATTATGAATATAACGAAATTACTATGGAAAAAGTAAAATTAATTTCAATTTATGTCACAAACTCAAATATAGATCGCTCAGACGTCGATGATCTAAAAAAACAATTTAAAGTTCCTATCTATCCAAATGCTTCTCGAACACAAATTGAGAAGATCCTCCAAACAATAAATTCTTAAAAAATACTTGACATTTTGTTGAATATATCGTATAATAATACTATTAAAAAATAATTATAGGAGCACATGGAAGCACGAAGAAAATGCGATCCAGAGTTGGGTCAATTAGTAAGTGAACATTTAGTAAGTCTTGGGTTGGAAACACCTATGACACAAGTTCGAAAAAATTATGATAGTGAAGCAGCAATTGAATCTATCAAAGGAAATATGACGGAGATTATGACATCATTAGGATTAGATCTTAAAGATGATTCATTACAAGATACACCCAAAAGAGTAGCACAGATGTTTGTGAATGAAATTTTTTGGGGACTTGATTATGACAGATTTCCTAAATGCACAAAAATTGAAAATAAGATGAACTATAAAGGTTCATTTGTATTAGAAAGAAATATCAATGTTCAATCCTATTGCGAGCATCACTTTATTGTTATTGATGGTGTTGCTAGCGTCGCTTATCTCCCAAACAAATATGTTTTAGGGTTATCTAAGTTAAATCGAATTGTTCAATTCTTTTCAAAACGTCCTCAAGTTCAGGAAAGACTTACTGAACAAATTAGAGCTGCGATTGCGTTTGTTGCTCAGACAGAAGATGTTGCCGTTCAAATTGATGGCGCACATTTCTGTGTTAAATCACGAGGCATTCAGGATCTCAGATCTACAACTGCAACATTCTCTGCATCAGGTGTTTTTTCAGAAGGATCACAACGTCAAGAGTTCCTTGCAGGATGTCGTTCTTTAATGGGTTAATATGACATATATTTCACATGAAATTCCCCGATGTTTAATAGATGAACATCAAGACTTTATTAGCGATTATCAATTTGTATTACTTCATAAAATTCTAGAAGATAAAGATTACGCAGAGATGGTTTGTGACTTTGCGAATAATGGAGAATTTACTTATCTTGATAATAGTTGTTTTGAATTGGGAGAATCATTAGATAATGATATTCTCTATGAATGGTTTCAAAGATTAGAACCAGACTTTGTAGTTCTTCCAGATGTTCTCGGAGATAGAAAAAGAACATTGGAAAGGTCGATTGAATTTGCTAATGATTATCCAGACACAATCCCTAATGGTATGCCCGTTATTCAAGGAGCAACACCAGATGAAATGATTGATTGTTATAATGACTTTACTGAGTATAGTGATAAATGGCCGATAATTGGTATACCTTTTGTTTATCGTTGGGCTGATAAAGACCCAACACTTCAAGCGAATGAAAGAATAAAGTTACTTGAAAGAATGGACAGAGAGTGTATTGATAGAGATATCAAACATCATCTATTAGGTACGTGGCAAGCAAGAGAATTTGCACATTATAGAGATTATAATTGGATTCATAGTATAGACACTTCTAATCCAGTAATGGCAGCATTAGACGGAACACCTTATGCAGGAATTCATGGATTAACACAAAAACCAACATCAACATTTGATTCTATTTACGATATGAAAGAAGAAGATATTGACTTAGATCTTTTATATTATAATGTTGATAGTTTTAGACAAATCGTTACGGGTAAATTTCCTGAGAGAAAATATCCAGAGAATTTAAATTATTTTAAATACTTTACATATTCAGGACAACATGGCTAATAAGATAGATCCAGAACACTATCAAAGTAATACAAAATTAGAAGCGATTGATGTTATAGAAGCTTTTGATTTAAATTTTCATCGCGGGAATGTTATTAAGTATGTTTTACGCGCAGGTAAAAAATCAGAAAAGGGTTACGAGAATAAAGATAAACAATTAGAAGATTTGAAAAAAGCTAAATGGTATCTTGAAAGAGTAATCAAAAATGTTACGGAGGGATGATGGACTTACGAGAAGCTAGAAATAAACTTCCAGAAGTTAAAGAAAATGTTGCAGTTATATTATCCGGTGGCATGGATAGTTCTATTGTTACAATGATGTTAGCCCGACATTATGGACCAGAAAAAGTATTTGCCTTAACATTTAATTATGGCCAAAAGCAAGCTGAAGAATGTATGAAGGCAAAAGAATTATGTCGTGAATTAGGCGTACCACATAAGCAATTAGATATAGGTTATTTCGGAGAGTTAGTTCAACCTATTAGTGCAAATATATCCGGCACTGATATTGACATGCCCGATATTAAAGAAGTATTAGGAGATCCTCAACCTGTTACATATGTTCCGTTTAGGAATATGATGTTGTTAAGTAATGCATGTGCCTTTGCGGAAGTAGTAAAAGCAGAATATATTTTTTGTGGGCTTCAAGTTCATGATGAATATGGTTATTGGGATACAAGCCAAGCTTTCGTAGATGCGCTTAATGGGATCACATCTCTAAATAGAACATTCAAGACACAAATTATTGCACCTTTCTCTTTGTTAAGCAAAACAGAAGAACTTAAAATTTGTAAAGAACTGGGGACATTTAATTTATTAAAACACACTCTGACATGTTATGATCCAGATAGCGAAGGTCGTAGTTGTGGAAGGTGTCCTTCTTGTTCTGAAAGGATTAAGGCCTTTCAAAACATTCAAGAAATAGATCCAATACCTTATCAGGTAGATTATAAAAAAGGCGATTAATGTGTAGTATTTCTGCAAGTAGAAATAAAGAAGAATTAATAAGATTAGTAGAATTAAATAGATATAGGGGAGAAGAATCTCATTCCTCCACTCAGTTTATATATCAAAAAGGAGAAGGTTTTCAAGTTAGAAGACAACATAAATCTTACGGACCTTTTGATATAAATTTGTTGGAAAAAGATTGGGATTATTGTATCGTTCATCAACAAGCTCCTACATCGAAAGAAGTTAACAATACCGATTTAGCAACAGGAAGATTTATTCACCCAGCCCAAAATGAAAAATCTTTTTTGTGGCATAATGGTATTATTAAAGAAGGAAAATTTGAAGGCGATTGGGATACAGAATGGTTATTTGATCTCACATTAGATGATTTGAAAAAAAGTCCTCTTAAAAGATTTGATGCTAAGATAAGTGAAGCGGATGGTACATTTGCATGTATGATGTATCATGATAATAATATATTTGTATTTCGCAATGAAATTAGTCCTTTATTTAGTAAAGGTTCCACGTTTTCTTCAACTAAATTTGAAGACTCCATACCAGTACATCCAAATACAATGTGGAGATTAGATTATGATATTGCTGTTTTAGAAGAAAAGTGGAAATTTAGCACAAAAGAAAACCCTTATCATTTTGGAGAATAATGTTTATACATCCCGTGAATGCCTCTACTGAGGTAACGAATATAGATGAAACAATGATACAACCTAATACCATTGATTTACGAATCAATGAGATTTATCGAATTGGCGCTGGCCCAATGCACATGGATGAAGATAAAAAAGAACATAGAAAATCTATAAAACAAAAAATTAATGAAGATGGAAATTTTGTTTTAGATCATGGTGCAAGTTATGAAATTCGTTCTAATCAACAAGTAGATATAGCAGAAGGTGAAATCGCATTACTTCTTGGTAGAAGCACTTTTAATAGAAATGGGGTTCTAATTGTAAGTTCAATATATGATTCAGGCTTTAAAGATTACGCCGGCGCTACTTTGTATAATATGGGTGGTGAAACGACAGTAAAACCAGGAACGCGCTTTGCACATTTGATTATAGCTAAAGCAGAATCTTTACACAAATATGATGGGGATTATGGCGAAAAAGATTGATATAGATAAAAAAAATATGATTAAAATGTTATCTCCGGAGACCTTTAATATAGATGTAAAGACTCTGGCAGATAAGATGCCTCTGATGGATGCTATATTACATTATTGCGAGCTACACAAGTTAGAATATGAAACAGCAGCTTCTTTAATTTCAACGGATCTTAAAAGAGTATTAAGAAAAGAAGCAGAAGAATTAAATTTTATTCAAGCAACTTCCAAATTGCCAATATGAGAGACAGCAGATGTTCGAAAGAATTAAAAAGAGTTGGGAAGATATTTGGTTACCCAAACTACAAGATGGTAAAACGAAAGTCGAATTAGAACGTGATAGACATTATGAAGCAAGGTGGGTTTGGTATCATACTCTTCTCGCAATTGAAATAGCCATTTCTAATTTACTTCTACTTTACATAGCAATAAAAATATGAATGAATTCGAGTGTTATAGTACTTATACAGCTCTGAAATTACATTTCACATCCGATTATGATTACTTCAAATATAATGGGAAATGCAATGTTACACTAGATTCTTTTAATAAAAGAAAAGAAAGATTTTTCTTTAAAAAATTATCTCGAGAATATAATAGTAAGGAATTAATAGATTTCTTAGTATCTAATTTTTCAAAGGATATAAATATGTGGATAGGTGATGCATTCGGAGAAAGGTGTGTATCAACTTATCGAGAATGGAAAAAACGTATTGAGAGTTTACAATATAATTTCCGTTCTGATTGTGCAAGTATCATGGATGACGACCCCAAGAATTTTGATAGTTTATTTGAAATAATTGACGGTCAACACCCTCCAATATTTCGATATGTTTTATCGAAAAAAATAAATATCGAAACATTTATTATGTTGGATGATATCTTGAACTTTGTACCAAAATTTAATAAAGAGTTGCAGGATGCAATAGTGTGGCCGGACTACTTTAAGATGTGTACGAAGTATAAACCTTTCTTTAATCATGATCTTAATGATAGTAAAAAGACTTTAAAAAAAGTCCTTGAAATTCAGTAGGATCTGGGTTATAATATTAGTTATATTATGACAGCGTGGACATAACGAAACAACAAAATAACAAAGCAGATACAAGGAGAAATATGTCGTTTGCAGATATGAAAAAGAAACGAGGTTCCTCATTAAGCCGCCTCAGCGAAGAGCTTAATAAAATAAACAGCCCCCAAGTTGGTGTAGATGATAGATTCTGGAAAGCAGATCTAGATAAAGCTGGTAATGGATATGCCGTTATTAGATTTCTTCCTCCTATTGAAGGAGAAGATCTTCCATGGGTACGTGTTTTCAATCATGGTTTTCAAGGACCAGGTGGATGGTATATTGAAAACAGTCTTACCACCAACGGTAAAAAAGATCCAGTTTCTGAGTATAATTCTAAACTCTGGGATACCGGACTCGAAGCTAATAGAGATATTGTTCGTAAACAAAAAAGGCGCTTAACCTATTACACAAATATTATGGTAGTAGAAGATGCCAAGCGACCGGAGAATGAAGGTAAAGTATTTTTGTTTAAATTCGGAAAGAAAATTTTCGATAAAATCAATGATATGATGAACCCTCAATTTGAAGATGAAACTTCTGTTAATCCTTTTGATTTTTGGGAAGGTGCAAATTTTAAATTAAAGATTCGTAAGGTAGAGGGTTTTACTAATTACGATAAAGCTGAATTTGCTTCTCCTTCACCATTATTTGAAGATGATGCGAAAATGGAAGAAACATGGAAGCTACAATATTCTCTTCAGGATTTCCTCAAGCCAGATAATTTCAAAACTTACGAGGAACTTCAAGCAAGGCTTACCAAGGTTTTAGGTAGTGGAGTTGATCCCAGTATGCAGAGAGCAGAAGAAACTGTAATCGGTCCAGTTGATACATCA